TTACTGGACACATGGATTGTAAGATAGATGATGAAGTTGTAGATATTAAATCTGCAAGTAACTTTTCATTTAGAAAATTTAAGAATAGTACCATAGAAAATGATGACCCTTTTGGTTACATAGAACAAGTAAGTGGTTATGTTCAAGCAGAAGGAAAAGATAGAGGATTTTTATTAGGTGTTAACAAAGTTACTGGAGAACTTGCTCTTGTACAATTAGATGAGTTAGCTTTAATAGATGCAGGTAAAAGAATAAAAGAAATTAAAGAGGTTATTAATAGTAGTGAGAAACCTATTCCATGTTACTACCCAGAACCAGATGGTAAATCTGGTAACATGAGATTAAATAAAAACTGTGTGTATTGTTCCCACAAATGGAGCTGTTACCCACATATGCGAATCTTTAAATACAAGGAAGGAGAGAGATACTTAACATCAGTACAACGATTACCCAATGTTCCTGACATTACAGAAGAAAAGAGATTATTATGACAACCCTACATATGC